GTAAAATGTTCTCTCGGCAAAGTTAAAATCAACTACTTGAATCTCTGAGTCGTTGAATGCATTGAGTTTATAGTTTGCTCTTTCGAACGCAGTTTTAAGAGTTTTTGAATTGTTGTTTCCATTAAATTTAGACATTATTTATACCGCCAATACTTCTTGTTCAAACCCGCTTTCATCAAAATAATAAAAATACATATCTTCTCCATCTAATTCGAATCGACCAAAGCGCTCTACACCACCAACTACATAATTACCCTCGCCTTCTACATATACACTGCTTTCGATTTCCACTTCTATTTCAACAGGACTCGTTGGGTATGTCGATGATGACGGAACATCAACAGGGCTTTCAATAGATTCGCCAAAATCTTCTTCTGTATTGTAAAAATTAATTTGGTCTAAAATTTCTCTAGAACAGTTAGCTGCGGCTTCCGCATCCCTACTATCTTCTAACACTCCCATCTCAATTAATTCATCTTCTGAAGAATCTTCGGCGGCTTTTAAAGTCGTTGTGTCTGGGTTTTCCCCATCACCAGAATAATAGTGCTGAGATTTTATGGAGGTATTAAATCCTTGAGGAGTAAGAGTGGTACTAACACCGGTGATTGTATGATAACCGCCAATCCCCAATATGTTTGCGAGACTCCTATTGGATATTGATTTACTCTCACCGCCTCCTTGGGAAGGTCGACCTAGATGAGTTCCTCCAAAGCCATATGGATTAATCCATAAGTCCATTCCTGGGTAAAAAAGCGTGTTACCAAACATTTCAACTGTTGCCGTATATACCGAAGACAACTGTAATAAGCCGTCAGTACCATTTCGAAAGAATCTAGCTTCTCGAAGATATTGCATGTCTGTTTTAGCGAACTGTACCGTCTTTACAATCCCTCTGTTGGATCCTATCTCAACATGGAATCGTCCCTTTTTTATATCTTCTTCGTACTTACCTGTCCCTGCATAAGTTAATGCTGAACCGTTGCAACTGAGAACAATATAATGATAGAAGTTTTTAACATTTGGATTTCCTTCGACATCACCCTTTAGAGGAAGGGAGCCATTGTCTCTCATAAGATCTGTGTGAATAACACTCTTAAAGCGATTGTTCTCTACTAAAGAACCAAGAGGATCGATACCGTCCCTCGTCAAAGCAGATATCTGACCGGTTTGAAATCTTAAAGATTTTTCAACATTTCTGTTTACACATGCTTCAAGCAACGCGTTGTTGACAAGATAGTTGCTCAAGTTGCGTATGAAATTTAAAATCGGAAATGTTCGGCGTGTTGATTTTTGATTTAAAACATTTTGCTTAAACCATTCTCCAAAGAAATCAACTGAGATTGGTATGTTGGATATGTTATACTTACCACTTAATTCATCGCTTTGGTATGGATCGAACTCAAAATGTCCAAGAACTATTTTTGTATTTTCCATACCAACAACAATTTTGTCTTTTGTGTCTGGATCATATAGGGCATCTAGTATTGTATGTAACAAGTCTCCAAAGAAGAAAAACTGTATACTGGTATCATTCGCATCTCTTTCAAAGTTTTCATCTGGGGTCTCTGATAAGAATGTGGAATTCAAAACTATACCAAGGTCTCCATCTGTGGAAGAGTCAGGATTATCGTCAAGAGAGACTCCATTCATAAGTTCGCAATTTCTATAGAAGCCATTTTTCAAAAAATATTTTCTGTCTTCATTGTTGATTATGGTTGTAAAAATTTTGTTTCTCTTGTACATTCTTTCCATGATTGAATTGAGAGAGTTTAAAATCATCTCTTCTTCGACACCAGCAATTGCTAGCTGCAACTCTCTTAGTTCACTAGCCGTACATTGCTTTCTTGCAGCTACGTCATATAGTTTGGTTTGGTTTTCTATTCTTTTTTTGGCCAACTCCGGAGTCGTTAAGGCATCAAATCGAAGACTTTTTAGCGCCGTCTCCAAGTATGCCCTATATGTGAAGTTCATTTCAACCGAGCCATCGTTCTTTATATTGAAGCTATGATCAATCATACAAAGGTAAAAAGACTTGTTCATTGACCTCAACGCATTTTGTAGACGATCCAATTCTGTCTTTCCATTTTTATCTTTGGTAAATTCATCAATACCTTGCAAGTCACCAGCCTGAGGTATGTTGTAGCCCATATCTACTCTAATTCTATAGAATGTTGGTTCGTATTGCTTTAAGCTGACTAATTTAATACCGTCAACTCTATTGTTTTTATCTGGTTTTGGTTGAATAATGAGATCTACAAACCTATATTCATTGTTATTTGGATCAATACGTGTTCTCGTAAAATCTGCGAAAGATTGAAAAAACAAAGACATTTGACCTTTAACATCGTTTCTAGCTTCTGCTGGGTTTGTTCCATTGAAGTCTAGAGAAAATGATTTTAAACCTACACCGTCTCCTTTATCGAACTGTGCTTCTAGGAATGTTGGTATGGTGGACTCTTGAGTCGTGTTTTGTTGTTTTTTAAAATTCTTGGATCTGTTTATATCTGCATACATTGGAAAAATGAATTCTGTTTGCTTGAGTGTTCCGTCCTGTTCATTCATGACTTTGTAGAGTCTGAATTTTGGCGTTAATTGAGTCATGATGTGTGTAGGAATTTCAAACATATAGCTCGAATCTTTTGAGGATACAAGATTTGTTATTAGCTGCTCTGTATTACTTGATTTAGCACGCCAAAATCTTCCACCAAAAGGTTTACTTTTTAATGGTCCGTCAAATTTTTCATAAACTGTTTGCCGATCCAGCAAAACATCATCAAATTTAGTAGACAGTCGACCAATATTTAACATCAAGGCGCATTGTTTATAGAATTTTTGACGAGACTCAATTTGCTCATCGGTTAATGGTCTTCTGCCCTCTTCAACATCTGATGCTGCGAAAGCTTTTAGCCCCGCTTTTGCAATCTCAAATTCTTGCTCCGGAGTCAGCGCACCTTCTGGGACATCCTCATCTGATAGTTTCTCCAATTCTTTGAAGATCTGTAGTCTTCTAGCTATCTCTTTGTCTATCGCTACTAACTCATAAACTTTTTCGATGAAAAAGCCATCGACAAAGACATTCTGAAATGTATTTCCAACCGTTTCATCTAGAGTATCATCTGAATTGTAATCATTTAAGATTTGCAATATAAATTCTATATATCTGTTATCAATTAGCGATACCATATATTCTTGTGGAGTTGATGGTTCTTCCAACCACCATCTTCCTAAATCTTCAACCCAAGATGTCTCAAAAGCAGTCCAGTAATTGAATGCGTATGTTCTTATATCTTTGTTGTCTCTTAATCCGTTGTTTTGTACAATAGCTGCCTCTAGTTGTGCATTTCCACCCGTTGCATCGATTGGCCATTGTGTTATAGATTTCGTTATTTTTCCAAGAGGAGTATCGGGTCTTCCTGGATCACCTGCGCCAACAAAATTAACACCTGTCTGCTCTGGATATAAGTCGTTTTGCTCTATCTTCCAGACAATTCTAGCATCAACTGGTTCTGATGTTAATGTGAATAAGTTAAGAGCCCCACCTGATTCGACTTTGTTGATTTCTATTTGAATGGGTTCTAGATTATCAATCTTATCAGCAACTAAATCAGCAATGAGTACTCCGATATCGGTAAGGCTGTATTGATTGGCTAGAATGTTCGTAACAGGTCGACCAAATTTAGCTCCAAACTTTGAACCATCTTTGGCGTTGATTGCTTCTGATAGAAAGTTTTTAAAAATTGTAATCTCATCAGGTTTGAAAAAGTTCTTATTTGACCTATATGATTCTATGAAGTATTCTACTGCAAATATTGATTTGTTTAAATTGTCTTCCGTGATGAGAACTTCATTGTCCACATAGTCGGTTATATCAATTTTATATAGAATATCAAATAAACCAGTATCTCCAGGCACATAAGTATCATCTATGTAATTTTGAATTTGTTCAAAAAAACTATCATGATTATCGATAAGACTAGTATCTAACGACAAATTTGCTAGTGAAGTGTATATATGCCTATTTACTTCATTTATTAGTCCGCCACGCGAGAATACACTGTTGGACAATTCTCTGGTTGCATCGATCAGGCCATAAATGAGAGTCCCAGTTCCTAGAGTACTTATGGCTACTGACCACTTTACAGTTTCTGCTTCAAGACCTAAAAAGTCTGCTATGCCACTTAGCGTATCCCGTTCCTCTGGTTGAAAAATATCTAGATATTCGCCAATCTTCTTTTTTATTTCATCTTCAGTCATGCTAGCACCTCAAGAGCAACCGCAACATTCGTTGGGATCTTAATTTTGTCTCCTTCTGTACAATGAGCTTCTGTTGGCTTGTTGTTGAGTTTGGCAATGACCCACCATAGCCTCTGATCTCCCATGTATTTTGAAGCGAGAAACCAAAATCGATCACCATTTGACCATGTGTGTTCAATGGTCGGTATTCTATCTATTTCTTCTTGAGATGGATTTTTAAAAGCAGGTGTAGCAAATTGCTCAACCTCTTTGACTCCACGATCTTCGAAGGTTTTTTCGTACATTTCATTTCTGTTTTTTGCTATTCTTCTTGATTTTAATCTCGACATTATTGACCTCCATCGTATGGGAATCTAGTAAAGTTTTCGTCTATTACTTTCGTGATTGTATTTTCCGTTTTAATTCCATCGGGTTCCGTATTGACTTCAATTTCTGTCTTATAGCCCAAATCAAATTCATGTTGTGGCGTGAAATCGATCGAAATATTATATACTTTTGGATAGAACTTTGCTTCATCCATTGTGCCCTCGTTAAACATTCCCATATCGATGACGGGTGTGGCTGAAAAAGAACCAATCCAACCAAGTAGTCCATCACCGAGGTGATTTTGAATGAGGTTTGCAAATTTAATTTTTACAAGCGGAGACTTCGCAAGAGATAGGGCATTTGTACTAGTATTGTTTCCCGTATTTGAAGAGTAAGTTGGATACAAGTACTGCTTCAATTCGTTGATTGCTAGCAAGTTTTTTTTGGCTTCTTCGAGGCTCGCTGCTGGGGCATCAAAAGCCAAAGAAATTTTTCTAGTGGTATTTTGAAATGTTCCAATTGGATCAGGTCGTCCATATACCTGCTCTTCATTCCAATTCGAAGTCATATTGTCCGAGAAAGAAGTGAGGAATGCATTGAAAATCACCTCGCCAACTTTACGAGAAGCAGGACTAATCTTGATTCGAGCGCCTGATTTTTTTGCATAATTATTTATATAACTCGTCATTTATTTCTCCTATTCTTACTTGGAATTGCTAACCACGACATTTGCTGCTAGTTCTTCAAAGTATGCCTCAAATTCTCTACTACCAGCTTTCAGACTAATCGTGGCGCCCTCAAACATATTTCTAACCGTAGTGTTTATGCTTGTTGCTGAACCTGCGATCTTCGCACCAGTGATGTCTACAGCTGTCCCAGCGCTAATCAAGGACAAGTTCTGCATCATTGACGTAACTTTGACGTCCGTACTCATTGAGTTGAGTTCATCAACAACTCCTTTGAATTTTACTGCGATCCCTGAGAAGTCAGCACTGCTGATTTCTCTCATTGCTTGGATCGTATCTGATCCTTGGCTCATCATTTCCGCATTTGATTCTGCAACTTTTGCTTCGCTCTCAGCCAAAGCAGCCATGGTTGTACCAATTACTGCCCCACCGGCTAACAATGCAGCAAGAACACCACCACCGATACCAGCTGTTCCAGCGATAGCTGCTGAAACGGCAGAAATGGCTGTTGCGATACCAGTTCCAATCGCACCAATCGCAGGACCGACTGCAGCCAGTCCAGCCATAAGTCCACTACCAACAGTAAATAATGGAACCAGAGTCATGATGCCTCCGACGAACAAAGCAATCATGCTGATTGTTTCTTTTGTTTCTTTGCTCATACCTTGGAACATATCTGTTAGATAATCTGCGACATCTCCTAGAACTTCCAATGCTGGTTGAACTAAAGTGATTAATTCTGTTGCGAGGTTCTTAAACTTGTTCATTGTTGGTACTGTTGCTTGAACTGCTTCGTCAAACTTTGCTTGAGCGGCTGCGTTTTGCTCCATCTGAGCAGCGTTTGCTTCATAGTCAGCAAGGCTCATTGAAAATATTCTGTTGGCCTCGTTTAAATCACTAATACCAGCCGCTGCTGCGATTGACTTCTGAGTGAAACGATCCATGTCGCCAAACGCTACTCCTTGTGCTTGAACAGATTCAACAAGAGTCTTCATTCTTTCTTCTTCCGTCATCATCAACATTTGAGTTGTTGATAATTGCGTTCCTAGTAGGGCATTGAATTGTGCAGCACCCTCTGCTGCGCCTGAGAATGTATCAAACTTCTGTACAATTCCAAGAAGAGTTGAAACCTCAACACCAGCAGCCTTAGCTTGAGCCGCAAGGTCTTTAAATATTCTAACAGAGTCTTTACCATACACAGCAAGAGTTTTTGACGCAGCATTAAAGTCTTTTACGATCTTGTCTGCTCCGATACCCAAATCAACACCCGCCATTGCTAGTTCTTTTTGAACTTGGATCGCCTCAGATGCACCCATGTTCATGATTTTAAAAGCATTCTCCATAAAGGCAGCGGTATCTTGAGCGGATACCCCAAGTCTTTCAAATTGTGATGTGGAGATCGCAAGTTGAGTTTGCGTTTGTTCGTTTAGTTTTGCGAATTCTGACGTCCCAGCGTTCAATGCAGCAATTGCTGACCCGACACCTTCCATTGTAACGCCAAGAAGATTTCCTGCTCTTTGAGCATCGTAGAGAACGTTGTTGAACTTGCCCGCAGTACCAGTTGTCTTCGCAAGATTTGCTGATGCATCGTCAAAAGCTTTTAGAGTCTTCATTGATTGACTAAATATTGCATCAAACATATTTATACCAATATTCTGAAGAGAAAACATCTCAGAAAGAGACTCTGTAAATTTTTTAATATTCTCAGGACCTTCTTCACCTTTAAAGCTTTTGAACATTGCCGTCATCTTGCCAATCTTGCTACTCTTTAGCTTGTTTGTTAGACCAACAAGTCCGGCCATCGCATCTACCGTATCTTCAATGTTTGATTTCTGCTCACTAGAGAGTTTGTTTAACTTTTCTTGGGCTGGTACAATCTCGTTATATTCTTTTTTTATGTCTTCCAAAACATCTTTTAAGCTATCACTTATTTCTCCAGTAAGACTAGTCAAATCTTTAAGTTCTTTTCCTTTTTGGACTTGCTCAATAAGAGAATCCAGTACCGCCTTTTCTGATTCTTCTCTGCCCTGTTGGTTTTTCAAAGCTTCGAGTTGAAGCTCTGTTTGCAGCTGCATTTCTTTGGACTCTTGTTTTCGAAATTCCGAGATTCGATTCATAGCTTGGGCGGTTTCTTTGAGAACACGAGCTCTATCTTGCTCTATCTTCAGTTGATCCATATTCTCTTGGGGATCAGCATATCTTTTAAAACCACCTTCCTCTCTTCCGAGAGCTGTGTCGAAAGCTTTCTTTAGTTCATTGTCTTCTTTGATTTGCTTGATAATGTTTTTAATTTCTTCTTTAGTCAAGTCAGCCATGTATTGTCCCTCGTTATTCCCTAATTAGCTCAAAAAACAAAAACCCAAAAGACTCATCGTTTCTTCTGGGCTTTCTTTATCTCTTTTGCTTCTTCTTCAAACTGTTTTTTGAGCCTCTCGACAAACCAGGTTCTTAAACCAATGGGGAGACTGTATGCTTCAGTCAATGACCATCCTCCAAAATGCTTAAGAATGAAGAATTGTTCATAGACACCCTCCATGAATTTAGAGGTTAGGCCAAAAAAAGTCCGTTCCAAATGGAACGTCGACCTCCTGCTCGTTTGAGCAATTCTTGCACTTGAGAGTCTCGGAGATTCTGATGCTTGTGGTACAGTCTTTAAGGCACTTCTTTAAATGCGATGCATCTGCAACGATCATGTTGTCAACATAAGAGTGGATAACTTCTTCTTCTGTAAATCCTTCGACAGACTTGATCATCTTCTTGTATTGCTGAACGGCTCCAAAATCAACTGTTTTACCAGCAATCGCCATTTCCATAATTCTGTTTTCGTCTTCACCATTTGCGAGTCTGAACTTGATTGTGAACTTTGTGCCGGGCATCTTTGTCTCAAACAAACCATCGCCAATATATTTAACGTCAGGATTTCCCTCTGAAAGACCTCCGGATACCTTTGGAGTTCTCAAATCAAAGGACATTTGATTCTTTGTTGCACATTTAGGACAACTTACCACAGCATCGTAATCTGCTCCATATGCTGTTGCGCGAGCTTGGATGATTATTGCGTTGCGGTCACACACCAAAAGACTTAAAGGGCTAATGTTGGCGTCTATAATGATGTTCTCTAGCACTCTTTCAAGTGCGATACCTTTCTTGAGAAGAGATTGGTTCGCCAAGGTGTCTTCGTCCTTTGCCGTCATATATCTGATCTCGATATATTCTTTCCCGTTTAGAGGGTGATTCTCTGGATAGCCCATTCCCTTTGATGGTAGATCGACGAGTTCTGTTGGAGCCACAAAGTTTAGTGGACTCATTGTTGGTGGAGCCTCTGCCGGCTCTGCTCTATTGTCTATTCCAAGACGATCGGAATTTCTTCCCATTATACCTCCAGTATATTAATTGTCTGTGATGACGCTATCAAATGATACGCCCCCTTCAGGAGAGCCCTCAATAGCTTCTGCCGATGGCCCAGGGGGCACCCAATCTTTATATTCAAATAGATTCTCTGGTACTTCCATTCCGGTATCTGTAGAGATTGTGGAAGATTCAGAAGTCTTTTTGGATTTTGACCCCTTTCCTGAATAATCTGCATAGTCATAAGCTATCTCTATTGTTGTTTCTGTTAAACCATCATCAGAATAGTCCAGCCTATTGTACGACGTTGAAACTATAAAAGCTCCTACAAGCTTGAATTCATCAATGGGTGTTCCATCGGATGATAGTTGCTGAATAAGAAGGCCATCAATCGTGGACTGATTTGTCTTTCCGATTCCTTTCATTGGGTTTTTGTCTGGTCTCGTATATCCAATTGTAGCAAGTTCTGCTTCAAGTGCCTGAGTTGCTGAAGGGCCACCATTCGCAATATCAACAACTGTTATTGAAATATTTTTCCAAGTAACAATCCCAGGATATTTGAACTTGTGATTAATGAGTTGATATTCATTGTTTGAAACATCAAAGGATGGTTTATCAATCGACTTGGCCCACCACCAGTTTGATTGATCTCCCCATCCATCTGAAATTATTTGAAATCTAAAACTTCTCTTAGGTTCAAGATTTGATTGTGTCCAAAAAGACATACTTAACCTCTATTAGGGAACTTTAAATTGGTCACGGAAAGCAGCAGCTTCTTTCGCATGATCACATTCAGCCCAGTCATAGCGCCAAGTCATATCAATTGTTCTCAAATCATCATTAGAGTAATCCAATGTTGAGTAAGAAACTGTCTTAAGGAAAGCGTTTTGAAGTGTCCACTTTTCAATCTCATCACCGTCAGCATTGAAAATTGTTGTGATAACAGAACCAACTGCCCCAACTGCCCCAGCTTTACCCATAGTGCTTGGGGTTGAGCTTTGACCTTTAACACTGTATCCCGAGTTCAGAATGATTTGGTTTGTTAAAGCAGCAGCATTAGGGCTAACAGGATCCACCAAAGTCATTGTGCAATCATCCCAAGTCAAACGACCAGGAAAGTAATACTTGTTATCTAAAAAATCGTGTGTTGACTCGCTAAGACTGTATGAAGGTGTCTTGAAGTTCTTCGCCCACCAAATGATACTATTAGCGCCAAATCCAGTGATTTGTACTTGAAATCTAAAATTTCTTTTAGGTTCTGAGGATGCTTCGGTCCAAAATGACATAATTTAATTCTCCTATTTATCTTTAATTAGTATCGATTATAGTTCTATGCCGCTTTGTGTGATAACAAAGTCAACTGCGATGAACTCGATTGAACGGGCTGGTTTAACAAATACCTTCGCATACAAGATGTTGCGATCTTGAAGGTCAGGTGTTGTTGTTGTTTCGTCAAGAACAAGTTTGTATTCTGTAACACCAAAGTCTGATTTGACTTGCGAAAGAACAATCTCTGCTTTAGATTTGAAACGATTCCAAGTTGCTTGAACATTTTGATCAAACAAAATTGTATCAGCGATATCTCCAATTTCTTTCTTGAGATAGTTCATCAAGCGACGAACGTTGATTCGGTCAAGAGCAGATGCTGATTGTTGGAGAGTTTTTTGGCCAAAGATCACGGTATCACCTGTTGCAGGGAAACGTGCGATTGGGTTGATGTTTACTTCGTATAGAGAGTCACGATCAGCTTTAGTGAGGTGTTCTACTGTTCCAAGTACTTGAGGTCCAAGAGCGCCACCGAGAGGGTTTAAACCGCCTCTTTGGAAGCCTGCAGGTGCAAACCAAGGCTGAGAGTCAGCTTCTGATTTACCAATCGCCCCAAGTGCTGCGACCGAAGGAGGAGCTTTGAAAACAGTTCCGTTTCCATTGAGAGTATCTCCCAATCGGACATTCGGATAGTAAGCAGCTGCGTAAGAAGAATCATATCCAGCAGCATTCATGTTCGTTATAACGTTTGCGATAACTTGATCTTCCTCTGATCCACCTGTATCAGCAGCTGGAGCGTAGATACCTTCAATATCAATAATAGCAAGAGCATCACCACGAGCCTCAGTCTGAGCAATCAAGTCTTGATTTACTGATTTGTTGGTAACACCTGGGATTGAGATCAAGTCGTAACGGATTACGTCTCTATCCGAAACCATGCTCAATGCAGTTTGCATTGAATATTCAGCTGAACCGCCTGCATCCAATTGAACTTTGTTGAATGGGTTCTGCAATTTAATGTTGAGTCCGTCAAATCCACCAAAGAATGGGGCGACAAATTGTTTAACACCGTCTGCTAACAAGTTGGAGAGTGTTTCATATCCTGATGACGCTCCATCTTCCCAGTAGTATTTACCAGCGGTGTCTTTCATGATCTCGTCCAAAGTAAAGATGAATGAAGAACCACTGTTCGCAGCTGACTCGTCCAAGTGAGGATCGAAAGCTGCTGCTTGTCTCAAGAGACCTAAGTCTCCGAAATTTTCGTCACCTTTTTGACCAGCATAAGAAAGTCCAAGAAGTGCACCAGGAGCATAGTTGCCGTTTCTTATATTAGAGTTTTCAACAGAAAGTCCGTACTGTGGCCAAGAGATGTTTAGTGAATCATTGTGATCTAAATGATGAATAGTGTTTGAGCTACTACTTTGCGGCATCCGATCTTTACCTTGAATCCAATCAACACTATTAGCTGTTGAGCCGCTAGCAATCGTTGCTGCTCCAACTGGTGCTTTTGGTCCCAAGAATCCAACTGGATAATCGCCACCATTGCTGCTAATTCCAGATGCTACGCTTGGAATTTCAACGCGAACTAAGTTTGAGTTGTTGCTGTACTCTCCGCTAATCATAACTTTTTCTAAGCCTTTGTCCCAAACTTGGTTTAAGTTTCCAATTCGCTTAACAATGTAGTTAGGGTCAGTTGGGTTCATGTTCAAGTTTGAAAACTTCTCAACATATGTAGAAGCGTTTGATCCAACTTTTGCGATTTCAAGTGCGAATGTAGCATTTGGTGCAAGAGTTGTTGGAGCACGAATGTCTTTGATTCGTACAACATAGTTTTTATGAAAATCAGCACCATCTTCAAGTGCGACCAATCTAAATAATTTCTTTTGATCTGGCTTTTTGCCGATGAACCAACCAGACTTAGCAGCAGCTGCTTCGCTTTGCCAATCGGTAAACTGGTCTGATCCTGAAACAATTGCTGCTGTAAAAGCAATAAGATTGTTAGTTCCCAATCTGTTAACTGCGCGCTCGAAAGACTCGCCTAAGAAGTATTTGTGGCTGTATTTGCCCGTACCAAGTGTGTACTCCGTCGCATCGGTATTGAAAACGTTACGGATAAAGTTTTCAGATGAAGTATCAAAATTGAATGTAAACTCTTGCTCGTTTGAACCGTCAGTGATATGAGCAGTCCATCCACTAGTTCCTCGAACAACGGCTGTCGCAGTTTTTCTGTCGACAGAAGACTCGTCACGTCCTGTTCCGGACAATGAGATGTTGCTTGCGCTCATGTAGAAAACAGCGGCAAGTGTTCCACTTAATGCAGTTAAAGTGTTTGTTCCACCAGTGAAATCAATTGTCTGATCCTCGGTACCTGCATCGGCGATTATGACGCGTTTGGCACCGATCACACCGGGTGTACCTGTCGCTTGTTGAGTAAATACAACGTTAGCCACACTCCCTCCAACTGTAAAATCCACTGTTGTGGCGGCTGCGTCTATGGCGGCAAGCTGTGCAGATATTACACCTCTGAGCTCATTTGCTGCAAGAGATTCACTGGATTGACCAGTAATATCAGTTGTTTTGATGTTGAAACCAGCTGTAGTAGAACTGGAAAATGTAAAGGTGTAGGATCCGCCAAAAAATTCAATTGTAATTGTTGAACCGTCTGCAAACTGACTTCTATCAGCAATAGTATAAGTTGCTGTTGCGGCAGTATCACCTGTTGGTGTTGTGTCTGGTGCGACAAAGATACCAACAGCAGATTCAACATCTGCAGCTGCGGTCATTGGGAAAGATCCTTGCTCAACATCCCAACCAGCTTTCTTAACGCCTGTTGCTCCGGCTTCTTCAAGACCAGCCAAACGAATAAACTTTACTGGACCGACACCAGAAGCCAAATAGGCTTGCGCTGCATAACCAGCATATGAAGGAGCTCCGGTATTTCCGTCACGCCAAGGATCTTGGCTTTTAACGCCGTCCATAGGGTTTCCAAACACATCAATGAAGTTTTCCAAGCTATTAACCTTGATTGGTTTCATAGCGGGACCTTTTCTCGATCTACCAATAAGAAGTAATCCATCTTCTTCTGGTACCGGGGTTACTTGTGATTGGTCAATCTCTCTCAGTTCAATACCGGGAGACACAAAGTCAAACTTGGTAGGCATTAATTTTCTCCTATTAAAATTTTATTTTCCTAGTAAATAGTTAAATAAAAGACCAAAGTCACAAATCTCTTAATTTCTCGCCTGACTTGTCCCAAGGCTTAGAGTCTCCTACGATAACCCGCTCTCTGGAAATCTTTACTTCCACAATTGACTCTTTTGTTTGAATGAAAGGCTCATCATCATTGTGGTCGTTGCCTGTAAGATAGCCTAAGATTTTGATCGTAGCTTTGGCTGTAAACATTCTTTCATCTTCTCCAAGGTTTCCGGAGCTTGTGATCCCGAAATCAGATTCAATAAAGGCCTCGTAGCGATAGCCATTGTTTTCAACGATAAAGTTTCGTCGTCTCTCGGAAATGAAGAGGGGAAGAATGTGATTCATTTGCTGTTGGTATTCAGTGCGGATAAATACTTCAAAGACACAAGATACATACACAGGTCGTGGAATACTAACTGTTTCATATACAACTTTTTTTGTTGAAGTAGGACCAGTGAAGTCACCAGTCTTTCTTCTATGATCTGCGTTTTGAAAGTTTTGAGTTTTGTCTTGCTTGATAACTCTCTTTACTTGAATTCTGTCGTCAGCCAATTCTTCGGATTGTACTGATCCTTTAAAATTCTCATCTTTTGATAAAGATGTTCGAGCGATTGTGATCAAAGGAAGTCTTAGCTTTCCAACACCGTCTCTTAGCTCTTTATTGTTCTTTATTTGGAATGCTCTTTCCGAACCAAGCCATAGGATCTTTACCTTTTCGATTCCTTTGTTTGTGGTAACGCAAGGATTGAGAGTTTCATCGACAAAGCGAAATACCGCAGTGTCTATATTCTCTAGGGTAGATGGTGTTGAAGGTACTTTGTTATCATTCTGCATTGAATAGTCCGTCTCTTGCTCTTATACAGTCAGCTGAGATTTCAAAGCGACTTTCTGGTTGTCCAAAAAGAAGTTTTGGCTCATTTAACTTTACTATTTCATAATAGATAGATCCAAATCTTACGAAGTCACCTTCTCGGACAAATAAGTTTTGGTCTTCAGTCAATCTTCGCTTGTGGAAGTTGACGGTAATTTTTGTAGACTTATCTAATGCGATATTTTCTAAGTCTGCAGTCTCCACACCGTTATATGTTACAAGAGCATAGACTCTGATCGGGTGGATAAAGTTTTTTTGGATTGCCTCTCCATATAATGGATGGAAATCTGTGTTATCGATATCAATCGGGAAGTAAAGGATCTGCTGTCCAACAACTCTCTCGATAATTTCGTCATTTACCTGCTTTACAAGGTTCTTTTCCTTCTCTCCGAGGAACAAAGGAGCAGGCGGCTGCGATGGTCTTTCCCATTTAGACATTTATTTACCCCACGAAGATTTTTAACGGAACTTTCTGAACAATTGCGTCCATGTTCTCAACCATTCCCTTGTCTGTCTCTGCAATCTTGGAGTATAGCATCTCGTCGAGCTGCTTGTTGAGTTCTTCACGCAATGCGGTCTGCTCTGATGATGCTTGACTGAGGAGGTCTGAGGCGTTCAAGGAGACATTGTCGCCTGGTATGGGTACACTACCCCCAAACTTGCCTCTAACTTGCCCTAGAGTCTCTTTTGAGAGCGCTAAAGCGAACCTTCGAATCCATTGTTGTCCGATTGAGTTGATTTTCGCAAATGGAATGTTCTCCATCGGCATTGTATTCATATTGTTGATGCCTTCTACACCTGAATCATAAGATCCTGTGTCGAATGCATCGTTTCCTGTCTCTACTGTAAACCTAAACCAGAATTTTCTTTCACTAACCGAGTCAGGCGCAGGATATAGTCTAAGTTTATTGTCGTTTATCTCGTATGAGTAGTGAGATGTTCGCGTGTAAAGGTGATCTTCATATGAAATCGCTTGAAGTTTGTTTTGCCAAGGAGGAATAACATTGAATGTAGAGTCATCAGCATACTGTCCGTAGTTATGGAAGTCACCAACAACATTAAGACCACCGTAGTATCCATAGAATCTCCACATTTGTCGAGGAGTTATGTAATACACTTGTCTGATCTTGATTCTTTTGTTGCCCATACCATCCCAATCAGCACCAGCTTGTGAAGATGAGACAATACTTTGAAGATCATAGTCTTGCTGTTCATTAACAACATCGAAAGATGCTGAGTATAATGGCTCGGTTCCACCAACTGTTGCTTCGGATGAAAACTTATCTGCATTTCTGAACGCATAGTCGAACTGAAACTTAGGATACTTCAAAGAAACGCTATCTGTATCAGACACTGTCCCTTTATGATCAAAAGACCCCGTAGCGCCTCCGAGAGCGCTTCCTAAGGAGTTTCTAGCTTGATGGAGGTTCACGATATAGCTATACTCTAAGCACGCCTCCTCGTAGTGATTATAGACGTTCTTGGCTGTGATCTCAATATCAAGTACATCTCCGCCCAATCGTTTGTAAGTGTATGCGACCTGAGCTTTTGCACCTGCGATAAAAGCTGAATCTGTGTAAAATCCAACAGCTAACGAACTTGTGATATCAGAATCGCTATCAGTTGAAGTCTCGGGTAAAGTAATCGCCGACAACGTTGAGGTCGGCGTTAAATCTGGAAATGACATATGAAACCCTCCGTCAATCTAAATAGTTTAAATTAAAGTAAACCTCCGAATGCTAAGGCATTCGAAGGAAAGGAGGTTAAAATGAAACTTAATTATTTTACTTTGTTGAAGATTTTCTAGAACGTCTGCGAGTTGCCTTCTTTTTCTTTACTTCTACAGCAGCTTCTTTTGTTTCTTCAACGATATCCGCAGCAGTTTCAATTGCTTCTTCTACTGCTTCTTCAACAACCTCAGCTACTTTCTTAGCGGTCTTCTTAGTTTTCTTCGCAACTTCTTTGACCTCTTCGACGGCTTCTTCGATTGTTTCCTCAACTGCTTCTGCAACCTCTTCAATTGTCTCAACGACTTCTTTGATTGCTTCTGCAGCTTCGGCTTTAATTCTTTCTTGTTCGTCAATTATATGACCAAGCCCTACACGACGAGCCTCTTGGGGATCTAACTCGATCCCCAAAAGACGGCGTTTACGTAATAGAAGCTTTTTTCTTTTAGATCTACGACCCATTAATCACCTCTTGTTATTGATCGCCAAATGCAAGTGTTCCACCAGTTGCTCTACCGTAGCACAACCACTTGGTACCATCGGAATAACACTCAAGAAAGGAACCAGCAGTAGCCCCAGCTCCGAATGTAACCTTGTCTTTGTCGCTAGCATTAGATTGAGAGACAACTTGAATATTAGAACTTGCGTTTTCTTGAATTAGGTGACCATCCATTAAAACATTTGCTGCATTAGCATTAATTACTACGGATTTACCACCACCAACTACAACACTAATCATGAACTTA